CGTCGCCCGCGGCCTTCTGTTCTCTGAGATCCCGCACCAGGCCCCCCTCGCGCACGGAAGCTTTCTCGATGATTTGCTCCAATACGTCGAACTGCCTCCTCCATTTCCAGAATTTCCAGGTCATTTGCCGGTCCCCCAGTTCTCGCCGGCGAGTTGGCCGAGTTCGGTTAGCTCACGATCTATCTTGTCGAGCCATTCGGGATCCTTGTTTTCGGCAGCGAGTTCGAGCGCGACGCAGCGCTCCCACACGCTTTGCCGAAGCTCCGCCGCTCGGTTGCCATTCACACCGGCCAAGCAGTCGCCGACATACCATGGCTGCCGACGGAGCCGGCAGGCCAGGCGTGAGAGAACGTCTGCCAGATGCCAACGCCAGCGATTCACGAGTCGCAGACCTCGTAAGTAGCCGCGAAGATGTCGGGTTTGCATGGGTAGCGCTCGCCTTTGACTCCGGTGATTATCCAATCCCCAGGACACACGATGTGCCCGCCTTCCAATGTGTCTATCCAGCCGTGATTATGCATGATGTCATGGCAGAACTCGCACGATCGCTTGCCGTTCACGTCGGGCCGGCGAAAGTATCGCACCACAACGCCTTCCCGTGGTTCTGTTGGAATGTGGCCAGTATCCTCGAATGGCCGCATAACATCGTCTTGTGGATGGTCCCCGTTCTTGAACCATTGTGTTGCTTCAATAATGATTGGCTTCTTTCGATATTTCATGCGCCCCCCACCAAGTTCCCCATTAAATTCGCCGGCATCACGTCGTTGGCTGGCCCGCCTTGGACGCCGATGCGGCCCACTTGCTTGTTCTGATCCTGCGTGATCGAGAATTGCAGGTTCTTCACATACTTCTGCAACAGCTCCGCGAAGCGACCGCCGGCCTGCAAGGCGCGGCCATAATTCGGGTTCGCGGCGATCACCTGTTGGGTGTAGGCGAGCTTGGCCTTGGCCGCCGGATCCATCTCGACGTATTGGGCCTCATCCCCGATGAACATGCCCTGGATGTCGGATTGGACCTGTTCGAAGATTTGCTGCGAGGCGTCGCCATCGTCCTGGACGATCTCGCGGGCCAGCCGCGGGTTGATCATGCGCCACTGCACCCGAGTCCACTTGGCGCGATTGGTGATGCCGTTCACATCCTGCGGGATGACCGTCTCGTTGATGGCCTTGAGGGTGAGCGAGACGAATTCGGGATCCAGCTCACGCACGTCGAATTCGAGGCCGGTGGCCAGGAGGTTGGTTTGGTCCCGGTGCGCCTCGAGCCAGCCGGGAGGCGCGCCGGTGATCTCGGCAAAGAGCGGGTCGCTCATGTTGGCCTGGCAGAGATCCACCATGCGCTGCACCGCGGCAGCCCAGAGCAGGAGGAAGAATCCGAGCCTCCGCTGCTTGCGGCGTTCGGTCTTGCGCGGGCTGACCTCCGGATGTTCCTGGCCGAAGTAACTGGCGACTTTGCGCTCGATGCGTTGGAGCATCTCGACAGTCACGGGCACGCCTTTGGTCGGTACGTCCATGAACTTCGGCTCTTTGCCCTGCATGACGGTGTTTTGCACCGCCGGCCCGAAGCGATACTTGGTCTTGAGCGCGGTGGCGTACACGTTCACAGGCGGGAGCACGCCGATGCTGGTCCAATCCATGGCGCCATCGGTCTGGATCTTTTCCTGACGCTGCCACGAATTGCAGATCTCGGGCACGGAGCGCGAGCTGGTGATCGTGCGGGCCACGTGTTCCCATTGGCCCACCAGGTAAGGGCTTTGGCCGCGGTTATCGCGCAAGAGGCCGTGCCAGGCGTAGCTCGAGGCCTGGCTCACGTTGGGTTTGCCGGTGGCATCGACGGTGCCGACGGCGGGGTGGAAGATGGTCAGGTACCAGCCGCGCACGTTGTCTTCATCGACCATGGGATAGACCGCATAGACGACCTCGATGAGTTGCTCGTTCTGTTCTTCCTGGGTCCAATCCTGGCCGCTGCGGCTCATGGCGCTGGCCAGCGTTTCGGGCGGTTCGCCGTGCGTGGCGCGGATGGCGGTATTCCAGGAGGAGAATTTGCCCTTGTGCTTGAGCGCTTCAGTGACCCAACCCGGATCCCATTCTTCCTCGAGGATCTTGGCCTGCAGCTCGACTTCGGAGAGCCAATCCACACGGAAACTCCAGGACCGATCGATGTCGGCGCAATTGCCCGGGATGAAAATTTCCTCCCAGGGCTTGAGCGCGTAGCAACAGGCCTCGTCTCGGCACAGGTAGGGCAGGGGCAACTCCGTGGCGCCGATATCGCGCAACTCGCGCACGGCCTTCCGCAGCCGCGACGCGCGCAAGTCGGGCACGGCCACGCCGGGAACCTGGCTGGTGGCGTATTGCGAATAGACGCTCTGGAGCAGGTCCATGGCCTCGTCTTCCCGCTCCGGGTCGGCAATGGCGCCGGGCAAATCGGCCAGGCCATTGGCGCCGCCGCCCGTGAGCGCGGCGCGCGTGGCCAACTGCACCAGCGCGATTAGATGCACGGTCTTGTATTTGAGATCGACCTGGCGCTCCCAACACGGGTAAAGGGCACACCAACCGTATTGAGCGCGGTATTGGGCGGACAACTCGACTTCCTTGAGCAGCCGATGCGAGGGCCGCGTGTTGACCAGCCAATCGGCCAGCTTCACCGCGTAGTTGCTGCCTTCGGTCGTGCCGGCCTTGGGCGCGAGCCAAGCGCGCTGAAAGGCCTCGACGCAATCATCGACTTCATCGTTGATGACCTCGTCGGCGACCGGACAGCGTTGATCGGAGGCGCCGTCCCAGGGAAAGGCGGGCGCGTTGGGTGTGCCGGCCTTCTTGCAATCGGGCCGTTGATTTGGCCAGCGCGTGTAGCGCACGTCGTCATTGGTTTGGACCCGGTGCCAGCCGCTGTTCCAGGGCGAGCAGGATTTGTAAGCGTTGATCAACGCGGGCACGTTGGGCGCGGACGAGGGATTGCCGCGCACGGGGAATTCAGAGGTCTGAGTCATATTTCTGTTGCCGGCACAGGCCAGCAGGTATCGCCGATGTGTTGATGTCGGATCAACCAACGAACATTCTCGGGCTTCATCCAATTGTCTTTGCACGCGGCCCAGTTCTTGTCGCTATTCGAGCCGTAGATCGCGTCGCGTAACAGGCGCACTTCGGCTTCTGGGAGATTCTCGATCTCGATCATGGTCCCTCGCCGTTGAGTTTGGCCGCGCGGCAACATTCAGCCTTCGAATAGCGATACGACTGGCCGGTGAGCCGCATGGCGACGATCTCGGGCCGCGACTCGCGCAGAATGGCCAGCACTTCGTCCGAGCAATTGCCGAAGATCCAGCGGGCCTGAAAGGGCTTCAGATGCCCGGGCAAAGCATCGAGGGTTTCGGTGCGCTGCGGCAAGAGCGGCAACATGGAGGGGTCGTTCACCGCTTCGCAGAGGCGCGACCAGTCTTTGAGCAGGGTTTGCAATTCGTCGGTGGTCATAGCCTGCCGGACTTCACCGCTCTTAGCGGCATCGAGGCCAAAGGTTGGGGTCTGTCGTCCAATTCGCGCAAGGCATCGAGGATGCAATGCTTGCAGACGTCGCCGGAATTGGAGGTGCCATTGACCGCCTGGATGATCTCGAAGCTGGCGTGCACTTTCCCGCGATTGATCGACACCTTCAGCCGATCTTGGCAGGCACCCTGCGATGGTGAATTCTTGTCGCTCATCTCCGTGCCGCACAGGTCACAAAATCGCTTGATCATCTCAGTAGCTCCCTCCACCCCTGCTCCCCAGGGTCTGTTCATCCACGTATTGCAGATCGCTCTCCGCGGCCATGCGCAGGTCGTCGATCACGTCTTTCGAAGCGCCCTGTTCGCCGGCCTTGCCGGTGTAATGCGAGAGCGCCCAGATGACCTGGCGACATTCGGACGAGACAAACAACCGCGGCGCATTGAGCGGCGGCAGCAACGGTCTTTCCTGGTGCCATTCGAGCAACTCGTTGATGAGCGTGATGCCATGGGCCACGGGATTGCCCGGGGCCACCTCGAAATCGAACGCGGGCAACATGGCGCCGGCCTCGCCCTCATCTTCCTTGGCAAAGTCCCAGAGCAAACACGTCCCGCCCGACTCGGTGATGTGTTCACGCGGGGCCGCCCGCGGATCGATCTTGCGCGCGAAGATGAATTCCTGCCGCGGCTGGCCGAGGCGGCGCGCCTCTTCCTGGAGGTGCCGGCGGTAAGGGTCGCGTTCGTCGCTGGTGGCGGTGACCGTTTCCTTGTCCAGCCAGACGCGCTTGTAGCCGCTGGTGCCCAGGCCCGGATTGGCTTGGGCGGGACCGCGATCGCCATCCCACCCCTTGCGGCTGTCCTCGCTGGTCTCGCGTTCGGTGGCCGTGGCCCATTCGCCGAAAGTTTGTTCGTCGGGCCAATCGCGGTAGATGTAAAGCTCCGGGCGCTGCGGATCCCCGGGCGGCACACGCAGCCAGATGGTGAAGAACGGGCGCACATCGGCCGGATCG